TGGACCAGATGAATCAACTGTAGAATTAATAGTTGTGAAGTAAGCATAAACACCGTTTGGATAGTCTGGGGTAATGCAGAATCTTCCATTGTGCTCATCAAGGTCACCAGTTCCAGTATAAACATAATCTTCAACAAAGAAACCTGCTGGGTAGATTGTAGTTGGTGGTCTATTAGTTCCAGTAACTTGTGTTTCATAACTGGACTTCATTCTTCTTACAGAACGGCCAGTTGCATTTGTGTATCCATAAGGACCATAAATTGGGTTTCCATCATATGCCCAACCTATGATTGGTGAGTGATACTCATTCTCAACTTCAACATTTTGGTCAATCAAAAGGTCAGGATTGCCATAAAGTGAGTTGTCATTGTCACTTCCAAAAATAGAATATACTGCCTTTCTCAACTCTCTTGCAGCATACAAGTGAGAGTACTCCAATGAAGTCTCATCAATATTCTGCTCAAGAATGCCATCATCACCTGTAATTGTTTCAAAGTTTCTCTCAAAGAGATTGATGTTCCAGGTTCTGATATTTGCAGCAGCAATGGCTCCAGAACCAGCAGCAATTACATTAATGGATGTTCTATCTTTGAGGTATCCAATTCCACCTTTAATGACCTTAACATCTACAATCTTTCCATTTCTAAGAATTGGTGTTAATGCAGCATAATCTCCAGTAGGACTATCAATTACCAAATCAGGAGGTGAATTATATCCACTTCCACCATTATTAATAATGACCTCTGTAATACTTCCATTGTTGATAACAGGAACTAATACAGCATTTTCACCACTTCTGAATGTGATGTCTGGTTGCCTATTAAAGTTGATGATTTCAGAAGAACCATATCCAACACCTGATGTAACTGGATCAATGGAATCAATAGAACCTCTGAATACTGGTTGAACAACAGCAGCAAAACTTTGACCAGCTCTGGTAGAAATTCCTGTTGTTCCTTCAATAGAAACAATAATAGGCTTGTAGTTAAACGATCCTGTTCCCTGACTCTTAATGTCTACAACAATATTGTTGTCATAATAATAATTTGTTGCAGTAGAACCAACTCCAACCTCAGACAATGAGAGTGTATTATTGTCTACTTTGACAACATAATAATCTTTAGTGGTAGAAAGACCACCAACACCAGTTCCAGAATATCTTACAATCTCTTTTGATTGGTATCCATGATCAACAATGGTAAACTGATTCAGTGCAGTGCTTACACCAGAACTTGAAAAAGTTCTCTGCTTGTTCTGATATCCACTTCCAGGATTAGTGACTACAATGCTACTGACAATATTTTTTCTTGTAGCAGACTTTAGAGTCTGTAAACCAGTTCCAAGAGATGTCAGGTTTACAGTGTTGATGCCAATGCTAGAGTCAGAAGGAGTATTATAAAGTTTTACAGTGTAATTATCAACTACACCAACATAATAAGATGCCTCTGTTGAGAGACCTCCAACTTTAGTTTCATTACCTGCATTGTAAATTACTCTTTCGTCTTGTCCAAAGTTATGGTAAGTTGCAAAACCAATCGTATTTGCACTAATATCAACTCTGTCAGTTAAGTTTGCAGCAAAGGGTACTGAATGAATGATGGCAGACATATTAACTTCTGCTGCAGCATTCTTACCATTGCCACCACTAATTCTTACAACAGGAGTGTCAACATAATCAAAACCACCATCAATAATGTCAATCCTTTCTAACTGACCAGTTACACAACACTTTCCTGTTGCTCCAGTTCCAACTTCATCAGTGATGTAAAGTTCTGGTGGATTGATGATATCATAGTTTTGACCACCTCTCTGGATTTCAAATGATTGAATCTCACCATAAGAAATGGTATCAGTAGATTTGTAGTTTAGGAGTTCAACACCATTGACAAAGATTCCAGTGAAACCTGGTATTGTGGTATAGTTTCCACTCTTATTGACAGGAGGTAGAATATTTCTATAAATCTTCTGAGGTTGAACAGTTTTTAAGTAGAAATCATAGTAGATAAACTGGTTATTAGAAACTGTCCCATTAAATGTTACATAACTTCCAGAGAACAAATCTGCCTTACTTCTAGCAATACTAATCTCTGTTGATGTCAGTCTCTTAACATAGTAAATTCCTGCATCAAGACCTTCAAACTTATTCTCAGTGGTGGTTACAATTTCTGCACCATCTGAAGTTGTAGTGGTGGTTGTGATGATAGATGGTTTGTACCAAATTGAATCACCTGTATAGAAACCATGATCTGTGGAAGTTGTAAGTTTAATTACTTGGGTACTTGTAAGGGTTCCACTAAAGGTTACCTTTTTATTGTATGGATTAGCAGCAGTTTCATAATGTGGAATTGAGTTAGAAGCAACAATTACATTTTCAGAAAAATTAGTATAGGTATTCTGAACATTAGAAACATAATTATTGAGTTGCGTATACTTCGTAGAGAATCCCTTCAAAAGTTGATTTTCAACTTTAAATGAATGGGAGACATCAATTGATGATGTGAGGTTGACAATAAACGATGTAGAAGACCTAACAGCACTAACACTTCCAGTAAATGTAGTGTCATTTGTTAAATCTGAAAGTAAGACTTCATATCCAACCTTTAAGAAATGTGGATCATAAGTATTGACTTCATAAGAGTTTTCTGTCAAGTCAACAGAACTTATGCTTGAGACCTCCCAGTTAGTTTTTACATTGAAGAACCAATTCTTTGATTGCTCTTTATTGTCTTCAATTCCAAGTGATTGGACTTGAATTGTATCTCCCTTCTTATAGTAATATGTCTCACCTTCCAACTGAAGATCTTTCAGTGTAGAAGTGATTCTTACTTGAATTTGATTTGAGGTATTGATACCAGAATATGCATAAGAATAATCATCAAATCTAATGCTGGTTGTTTTTGCTATGGTAGCAGCTACACCAGTTACACTAAGGAATTGGTTGTCATTCTTATCAAGATATTGAATGGATATGGTGTTTCCATCAATATCATTGGTGAGCAACTTACCAGTTGCTGCAAATCCAACTGTAGAGTCTACATCAATAATTGAAGAACCAACTGATACTCCAGTCAGAATCTTAGTTTTGGGATTTGGTTCAAATTCACTGAAAACTGTTCCAGTTACATCAATATCTCTTTGATAACCATAGTCAATAGATACCTGATAGTACTGACCCTGATCATACTGAATCTGTTCTACATCAGTTACAGAACCTCTGGCACCAGATGAATCTTGGAAAAGTGTAAGGTTTTTGAGATCAAGGGGATTGCCTTGAATCTTCTCTACTACTAAGTCTTGAGTGATTTTATAATTGGCATTTGATGGGCGCAGAAGATACTCTGCAGGTTTGATGACATCAACATCTTCACCATACAGTGCTCTAAACAGAATCTCGAAAGATTGATCTGTTCCCTTTGACTTATAGAAACTATCTGCATTAAAGACAAAGTTTCTTTGATCCAATCCTGAGTAAAGTTGTCTCTCAGTGAATCCAGGAGTGAATTGATACTTAACCTTCTTGAAAAACTGTTGAAGGAAAAGGACATTCAGATTATAGATTGTCGCACCAGAACTATGTGTATTTGCCTCTGAGGTGCTAAAAACCAACTCATCAGGGGTATTGGTCCCAACATAGTTTGTAATGCCACTGAAACCCCTTGTACAGTTCACAAAAGAGGAATCTGTCTTATACTCATATCTAATGATTTCATCATTGATTTTGATCAGACCATTAGTTTCTGGAAATCCTTGTGTGAAGTTTCCATTTGCAGAGGTCTGAATAGTTGTATCTTCATATGAAACATCATTCAGCAAGACAGTAGAAGTCTTCAGGTTGAATAACTCATCAACCTTAACATACTGATCCAGATTCTGAATCAAGTCATATGTTCCACTTTGAAACTCTTGTGAAACATAATATTGCTGCAGAAAATCTGTAAGGAGAGGGAAGTCCTCCTTTACGTAGTCAGGAACTTGACTAGAAACAATGTCCTGAAACTTGACTCTATCTACTGCCATTTATCGACTGCTACTTAATAAGAATAAGTGGAACCACTAGTACTGGTGGTACTAGAACTGTTACTATTTACCGTAGTTTGAGAAGTGGTATTTGTGTTTGAAGTAATTAAAACTGGTGTACCACGAACTAGACTTCCATTTGAATAACTGGAAGACACTTTGTAATTAGTTCCTGAAATATCATTGCCAGAAGAAATATTATCTGCAATCATATTCACAATTACATTTGAAGTATCTAACTGCAAATATAAATCCTGAAGACCAATTACATCATTAGAATATGGTGATGCAGATATCTCAACTAAAGGACTGCCATTTCTCACAACTCTTGTTGAAAGAATGTTGATAGGATTCAATTTGATTTCGCCCCTTTCATAATCAATGGTTCCAATATTTCTCTTAACAATAACTGGTTCAGTATCTGAGTTTAATTTAAACAGGAATACTGAACCAGTCTTCAGATCCATATTTGCCTGATCGCCCAAATAAACTGTTCCACTAATACCACTTACTGTGAATCCAGAGGATTTAATATTGTATCCAACAATAGTTCCACCCATTGAACCAGAATGTCCATGATTCTTAATGTAGAATCTATTGCCAAAACAAATCTCATACTCAGCAAACTGATTCAGTCTTGCTCCCATATCTCTTCTGATGGCGACTGTTGTGACATCAGAAGTAATGGACTCATGACTATCATCAATAATCTTCAAGAATTTGCTATACTTAAATCTAGCACCAAACTTATTCAGTTCAGTTGAATTGGAATAATTTAAGATATTATCAGATACAATAGTTTTTACTGATGCTGCATAAAGTGCCAAGTTAGTATTATAATAAAAACTTGAATTTGCTTCAAAATATAAGTATTTTAAATCAACAATTTCTGGAACAATACCAGCAACACTATATTGTTTTAATGATGTTTGAATATTCTGCTTAATGGCAGAAGAAAGGAATACACCATTATATGGTTTGATAGCAATGAATACTTTACCATATGCAGGAGGGTTAAGGTCTTCTCCACCAAAGGCAGACACTGATTCAGTTTCTGCATAGATGTTGGGAATGATTGCCTCATAATCTGATGCTGTTACTGCTCTATTCTGAGAAGCATAGATTTGTGTAGCATACTTCTTAACAGAATTTACAGATTCAATTGCTTTTCCGCCATAAGATGATTGACCAGTAGTTACAACTGAAATGCCATTAGTAACTGCAGACCCATTGTTATCTACTAGTGATCCAGAGAAGGAAAAACTAGAAAGGTTATTTCCATCTTCACCATTTGTGATGATATAATTTACTTGGATGACATTGGGTTCTTCTGGTTTGATTCCAAAAACTCCATCACCAAACAAGAGTTCATATCTCTCATCAGAGACCTCTTGGAGGAAGTATACAGGGGATGAAGAAGTGACATCAAACAAACTATCAGACTGTCTGTATTTTCTCTGTACAGATGATGTTGCTGATTCTTTTACAATGACATTGAGAAGTGCAGTGTCAATTCCAGCATTGGTTAAAGTAAATCTTTGGTCAGGTGTTCTTGAACTTACTGTAAATGACTGTTGTACAAAGGTCCCCTCATAAACATCGATGTCATTAAAATATGCAGTTCCTGTAGAATCAACTGGAACTGTGATGTCTGATGGAATTGAGAATGTGAAATTTGTATTGCCAAATCTACTTGATGTGGTCAGGACTAAACCTGCTCTTAGTGTCAAAGTAGTTGCTGTAGTATTAGAAGCATCTACAGAGAATGAAACAGTTGCTTTTGCTGCCTTTCTAGATCTAGGAACATAACCAATGTTCCTTGCAAGAGAAACTACATTCTCTCTCAAGGTAGCACTATCAATAAACACCTCATTCGTCACCATATTGGCGTTGTATGAAGTGATATATGTGTTATATGCTAACAGGTCAATAATGGTAGATAGATTAGACCCTTCATAATCATAGTCAGTAAAGTTAGAATTCGCCTTCAGGTAATCCTGAATAGAAGTCTTTATCTGATCAAAGTCTAAGTTGCTAAAGTTGACTAAAGGCATTTACCTAGTGGGTTGCAATGCG